TTTACGTTTCTGTTCGGCAGACTGAAATACCGATTCCCATTTTCGGAAAGAAAAAAATCGGTATCGGTCGGGCTTGCCGGGTAGTTTTTCAACCTCAAAACCGGCCCGTACATTTTTGCGCCCTTTGCGCCGGTGCCGTTCACGTTGTACCGTAGCGCCCCCTGGGCGTTCACCGTGAAAACAATGGGAACAAACCCGGTGCCGTCGTCAATCGTCCAGCCTGGCTCTAATAAAGCGGCTTGGTAGCGGTCTTGAATGACTTTCAGCGGCGAAACGGCGGTGATTGCGAAAATATCCGTATCCACATTATTCGCTTCCGTCAATATGCTTCGCGTCCGGCTTACCCGGTACGAATCGCTTGCAAGGCTTCGCATAATGCCCTCTATTTTATCCGCTTGGTCGGCAGTCAGGGCGGCAGCCGGGCCAACCAAAGCAGATGTTTCATTGTAGGAATTATCCTCGTAAGTGACGCGAGTCACCTCGAAATATGTGATTTGGTCAGCGCCTAAAACAAAGTCGCGTGTTGTGCTTATGATTTCCATATTAGTATCCCATTATTGTTATAGAAAGTGCGTAGGTCGTTGAGGCCGCCAGCGTGCCGGCGTATGCTATCGTTATTGAATTATTGCCAGAACCGGAAAGCCAAAAATTGCCGATAAGCGGCTGTGTAGCGGCGTTGTACGCAACCCATGAAGCGGCGCAGCCGTTTGCAAACGACTTGTTTAGGTTCATTGTGCCGATTGATGACGATGCCGCCGGGGTGGTGCCGGTGGTGAATATGAAAAGCGCCCCGTTATTACCGCCAACCAATAGGTCTGCGGTTGGCCCTGTGCCTGCTCCAGCCGCAAAGGTGAATGTTGGTGCGGTGGTATTATTCTGGAATGCCTGGCCCGTAACAAGGCCGCTGTCTTGCACATAGAAGTTATCAGTTCCGCTGCTGTTCTCTACCAGCAGGGCTTTTGCCGTCGTGGTGCCGTCTCCTTTGATCTGAACTTTGGCGTCTGCCGGGTCAACGCCGATGCCGATCTTTTGATCGTCGCGGGCGTAGAAATACGGCACATTACTGCCGTCGTGGATTTTAAGGCCGAAATTGGAGGAGGTTGTGCCGATGCCAACCAATTTTAACCGGGCGGCTGTGTCGTTAGTGGTGTAGGATGGATTTGTAAAAAGGACGTTTGCCGTCGAAAACAACCCGCCCGCGCTTTCGATGCGGATGCGGTTGCCGGTGCCGACGCCTTGCAATGTGTAAGTACCGGCGAATCCTAAAGTAAGTTGATTGCGGTACACTGCCAACGGCTGAAAATTACTGCCTACTCCAGTTGAAAGATTAAAAACAATAGCCTGCCCAACTTCAAAAGACGGGCTGCCGCCATTGCTATAAACATCCAACCCAATCCGCCCACGTTGAATATACGGGCCGGTGGCCGTCCCTTCCATTTCGATGCCCCAAACGTCTTGATCTAACGTGCCGTCCGATTCCATGCGGATGCCGTCGGTATCGCCTGCCGTGACAATAGAAAGGCGCTTGGTGGGGGTGGATTGGCTTAATCCGAGCCGATTATTAGTCGGGTCGTAATACAAAGCGGCTTCGCTTGTTAGCGCGCTTGCGCCGCTCCAGTATGCTATGTGGTTAGCCGTGCCGGTTCCCGTTACCGTGCCGCTTCCGGTGCCTAACGATACCCATGAACCATTTGCGCGAATCTTAACAGTATCGGTGTCGGTGTCGTATACCGCCAACCCGTCGCGCGGCGAACCGATGGCGTTAACCTGCGCCGTCGACATTGCGGGCAACCCTAACCCTTTCGCCGTGCTTACAATATCCAGGATGGCCGATGCGTCCGGGGCAGAAGTGGTGCCGAAGGCTGTACTGCCTACTATGTTATTAGTTGTGCTGCTGCCGGTCTGGTATATCCCTTTGGCGTTCGCCGTGTTGACGGCAATTTCGAGGGCGCGAAAGTCAGCGACGGCGGTTAATGTTTGGTTTAAGTATATGCCCCGTGTTATGCCGGATGCGCCGCCCGTTTGGTTGAAGGTGCCGGTGAATGAAAACTGGTTGTGTACGGCGGTGCCGGAGGTTGGGGCGAAGCCTGAATTGAAATTAACGTAATTCCGCGTACCGCTTGTTTGCGTGAACGATAGCGATGCGCCTAATTGAATGCCTGCCGTAGATGACGCCAAGTCTGCGCTATTGTATAGCGCCATACTGCTTGTGCCGGTATTGTATATATTAATGGAGCCTGTGCTGCCGCCCAATGTCAGCGCCGAAGATGATCCGCCAACAGTGAACGCTGCCGCCGTAGTTATCGCCGTGCCGGAAATTACAACCGGGCTGCTCGCCCCAATCAACAGCCGCCCCGCGCCGGAATTGGTGGCATCGAAACTGGCAACCTCAACAGATGAGCCGTTGTAAACTGCTTCAATTGCCAACTTACTTGCCCGGCTTACGTGTGTCGCCGTCAACCATGCGTAAAACAACCGGCCCAATGTTTGGCTGTCTGTCGTGCTGCTTTCGGCCCGAAATAGGATTGCCACACCTAACCCAGCCAAAGCCGTTCCGTTGCTGTTGGCGATTAGGGTTAAGACGCTTTCAGGTGTGGATGTATTGGCGGTTATGTCGGTGATCGTTACCGCTCCTCCGGTGCTTGCCGCGCCGGTAATATTTACGCGGGTGACGCCTGCCGTTTCAAAGTTTAGCCCGTAATCATCGTTTGGGCCGATGGTTATTGCGGATCCAAATGAGTTGCCGCCGTTGTTTATATCGCCGCTTCCGCTTGCCGCCGCTTCCGCTTGCCAGCCGTTTGTGGTGTCCCATGTTAATACATGGCCGTCGGTGGTGCCGCTGTAAGGCTCCCACAAATTCGTTGTGTCATTCCATACAAGTATCTGCCCCTCGGCGGTGCCTGCCGGTGTGGTGCTGCCTGTGCCTCCTGCGGTGGTGTAGATATTCAACGGCGACGGGATAACCTGCCCGCCAATGGGAATGTTTACCGTTGTGACGGTTGAATCTACCGTTATCGAAGTCGCCCCGTCGGCTACATCGCCGCTAGCAACGAATGTAAATACCTGCCCGCTTTGCGGGTCAACGATGTAAATAATATCGTTATCGTTAATGCTGCCGCCTTTTACCGGCGTGCCGACTGGAATACTGGTAACGGTGCCGGGTGCTATGCCTGTGCTGACGGTGTTCCCGGTAAGGAAGGCAAGCGCTAAGTCTCCCTGAAATCCGGTTGCGGTGGTGGTGCCGGTCCCGCTACCTGGTGCGACAACCAACCCGAATGGGTTTCCCTCCGATCCTTCCAGCCGGCCGGGAATCCCGACGGGCGTATCGCTGTCAATATCGGTGCCGTCGGCAACGCCGGTTTTCAGCATTTCAACATCCCAAAGGTTAGGCTTTGCCGACCATTGGCCCCGGTTAATCAACCAAGTCGAATCATCCGGGAAAACAATACGGCTGTGCGCGTGTGTCGCGGCTGCCGACAAGGTGCCGGAATAGGTTTCTACGGGATTGTTTTGTAGTTGCTGTGTTTGGTAGGAAAGAAGTTGTCCAAACTCCCCCGCCGTGTTTTCGTTTGCCCGCTCCCACGTTGCGGTGGTATCGTCCCAATCGACAAAAGTATCGTCGTCGGTTGTTTCGATTTTGCAGGCCGTCCACCCGTAGACGGCGTGACCGAATGACGTTGTAATTTTTAGCGCGTCACTGTTTCCGGTGTTGACGTTGTTCGTCAGGTATCGGCGCGCTACCTCGAAATTACCGGCAGAATCATTGCCGTAAATCTGCAATACCAAGTCTTTCCACCGCCAATCATTCACCGTAACAGATACGGAGCTTGCCGCGTAATCTTCGCCGCCGAGGCCGGAATTAAAATCAACCGTAAAGCCGGTTTGCCCGGATGGCACAAACGGCGTGGTAAAGTTGAACGGTATTTCCCCAGAGTAATTCGCTGAGTATATCCAAGGCGTTGAAACCTCATAATAAACGGATGCTACCTGCCAATTAGGTTGCTCCCGGTTAAGGGTAGGAATACCAACCCCGCCAACCACTACGGGCGTTGTTTCGCTGTCAATTCGGTAGTTGCCCGGATCGGCGCGCACTATTATGCCGAAAATGTACCGCCAAGGCTTTGTATAGGACACTACCGAAACATCCGCCTTTAATACGCCGCTTACCTTAAAGTAAGTATCTGCATCGAAATTGAACCCGCTGCGCGTGATTGAACTATTGGAACCCGAACCGTTGTACCATTTCCATCCTAAATTTTCAAGGTGGTTTTTGTAGGTTTTGTGATCGTATAAAACCTCCGTCTTTGATAGTGCTGGAAGGTAGTTAAACTGTCCGCCCCGCAAACGGTTGTCGTTGCTTACCTGAATAATAGGCTTATCATATCCCGCCGTTGATGCCGAAGAAAGTAGGGTGTTCCCGGTTGACCATCGGCGCTCGAAAAAGTTTTCTTCCATGCGCTCCCGCACCTGCTCAAAGCGCCATGCGCCGTTGGACAACATCAAACGCGCTCCCCAATTCCGGCAGATTTCCGAAATAACATCGTAGTAACTTCTCCAATCCCAATCATCCCCATCCGACGAACGCGCTTTTTTTGCGAAAACTTCGCCGTCCACGCGGGAGTATTTTAACGGGTCTTTGGCGGCTGTGGCCGTCGGCATATTTCCATCCTGCCAGTTAACGACAGTCCGTAAAAAAACATCACTGCCGCCCCAATAGAGCGAAGCGGTGCCGATCTTTTTGAGGACGCGCAAAATGTGATCGACGAACTCGTCCTTTGCTATCGGTATGGCCGGGCTAACACTGTCGTCTTTAAAATCTACGTTTTTAAGCCGGGCTAAACCGTCTACCGCTTTTATGGTAAAGAAATACGAATCCCCAACATCTTCAAACCCGCCCAAGTCGCTGATTATATACCCCGCCCAATAAAGCGCCGTCGTCGGGCCTGCGGTTATTTTGTAGATAGCCATTGAAAACCGCGTCTCAACGCTCGTTATTAAGTCGAGCGCAAGCGTTTCAATGTCGGTTACGTTGTCCGGTGTTACCAGAATAGAACAGGAAGCCGACGAACCCACCACGCCGGGGTTAACGCTGTCTGTTTCGCCGTCGTACCTGAGCGTAAAACCGTCCGGCGCTACGTCAACATCTAAGGCAGTCCCGACAAAATCGGCGTCGTCAATGTCAACCCTGAAGGTTTCATTGTAGAATGTGACAAACTGATATGATACCCGTGTGGCCATTATCTAACCCGCCCCCTTTCCCGCATCGCTTTGCGGTTGCTGATTTCAATATCTGCGCCTTTTATCATTCCATACACTTCTATCCCGTCGGGGGAGTATGCCGGTTGAATCATATTTTGTAATTTGGAAAGCGGGCTTATTACCTCCGGGTCGATGTGGGCGTTTGGATTATCCCCCACTACCGCCATAGTCGGGCCGGTAGCCATACCGCCCTCAGCGAGCGCCGGAATGCCGATTTTTGAAATTAGTGCGCCAAACAGGGCAGATGCCGCCGCTCCTGCCACGCCAGCAAGTATAATATTATACGGGAATGGTACAGATTCAAGTGCGGATAATGCCGCGTTTGCTACCGCCATTTGTATGGCCGCCTTTATAACCTTTGCGGCAGAAGCAAGAAACGCCGTAGCGAATCCTTTGGCGCTTTGCGCACCGCTTAACATTGCGGTTTGTAGGCTTTGTCCAAGACCAAGTGCAACCTGCTCCATACCCGTGCCGGTGGCCTGTACCGTGTCCGACATTTGCTGCCACGCCTCCGCAAAAGAAATAACCCCGGCTTTCAGGCTTTCGGTTATCACTGTGCCGGTGTCGCCTATTTCAAGTAGTTTGACTTGTAACGGCGTGAGCGTTTCGGTAAGCAGCGGAACGGCTGCGGTGAGCGCATTAATAGCGGTTAGACCTTCGGTGAGCATCCCCATGCTAACGCCGCTCGTCGGGTCGCCGGGGCTTGTTGGCTGCGGGCCTACCCCCATCGGGTTGGCCTGCGGGAGCGATTGAATTACCGGCGCTTGTATGTCAACCGGCTTGCTCCATTCGTCACGTAGTTTTTTATACGCCTCTTTGGCTTTGTCGGCCTCGTCGGCTGTCTTTTTGGTTTTGCTGCTCAGGTTATCTACCGCCCCGGCGTGATCATTCGTTTTTTTGGTATTGGTTTCGGTGGATGTTGCCAACGCGCCGTTTTCGACTATAATGCCCGCCAACGCATTTTTTTGCGCGTTAAGGGCTTCTGTTTCTCTTTGCGTGTTGGCGATAACCGTGCCGATGCCAGCGCCCCCGGCGACGGTTTTTAATACGGTGTTCCACGCCTTTTCCAGTCCACCGACGTTGCCTGTTTGCAGATCAAGTAGGCGTGATTCTATTTCGGCGATTTTCGCCCGCGCCGCTTCCGCTTTTGCCGCCCGAAGGATACTAACTACATAGCCGTTTGTGGCGTCGGTCAATCCCTCTACTTTGCCCTGTGCAATAGATAGGCTGCCGTAGTATTCCGGGCTTATTTCTTTTAGCCGGTTGAGCGCTTTTGTCTTGTTTTCGAGGGTAGTGTTTTCATCCTGAATGACTGCCGTTAAGGCTTCAACTTCCGCCTTTTGGGATGAAATCGCTTTTGTCGCGGACAGGTTGACTTCTTCCAGCGCCCGCCCTGCTTGCGCCGTTGCGCTCATATCCTTTTGCACGGCTGCCAGGGCAGCTGCAAATGCCAGCACAACGCCAACGGCGATACCTATATAGGTCATCCGCATAGCGTTGCTAAGTTTGCCCATCCATCCAAGGAAGCCGCCCGCTTCGATTGCCACGAACGCGGCGCGAATACTTGTAAACGTGGTAACGAGCATACCGCCTAAGCGGATAGCAGGGCCAAGGACAAGCGCAAACATTCCAATGCCCGCAATAAGGCGCTTTGTACCGTCGTCAAGGTCGGCAAATTGTTTGGCTAATCCGGTTATCCAATTCCCGAACTTTTCGAGGTTGCCGGTAATATTGAACGTTTGGTTTAGCGCGTCGCCAACGGTGGCCAGCGCCATTTTGATGGATACCCCGGCGTTAACTATTGCGTTATTTATCCCGCCCGATACGCGGGGGAGTAGGGTTAATTGCTTTGTAACGCCGTCAACAAACGCCTCAGCACCTACCCCCATTTCACGCAGTTTTTCCGCGCTTTTGGTGCCAAATGCTTTTTCCATCGCCGCCGATATGGCAGGCATATTTTCTTGAATGATTGACAAATCTTCCTGTAATACCCGCCCTTTGGCTATCATCTGCCCAAACTGCCGGGTAACGCCGTCTAATTCCTGTGCGGAACCGCCCGACATAGCGACGGCGTTTGCCAATTCCACTAATATTTGCCGGGCCTTTTCGGCGGAGAAGCCGACGTTTTGAAGTCGTACCGAACCCTTAACGGCTTGTTCAAAGTCCAATCCTGGCGCTTCCGCTGCTTTTTGCAGGGCTTCCAATTCAACCCGCGCTTCTTCGATGGAGCGCCCGGCGGCTTGCATGGTCGTTTCCATCGCCTTTTGCATCGCCTCTACTTCTCCGGCGGCTTTAATCGCGGAAACGCCAATGGCGGCAAACGGTAAGGAAATTGCAAGGGATAGGCGGTTTCCAGCGTCGGCAAGGTCGCGGGCTGCGCGGTTAATTTCCCGCTTCGCCTGATTCATTGCGGATTGCAGTTTGCTAATATCCGCTCCGATTCTTACCTTAAGATCGCCGATTGTACCCGCCATTAGTTCGGATTTTTAGCAGCCTCAGCGATCATTTCCGCCCAGGCTTTTTTCAATAATTCCTTGTTTGCTACGGCGCTATTTCCCGCGCCCTTCTCCCAAGGGAAGCGGCCTAAAGAAATAGGCGTTATCCGGCTGCCCTTTTTGGCGTGCGGCTGTAAGTTGATTGCGCCCAAATACCGGGCTATGTGCCAAGCGGATTGCTCGTTTTGCACAAAACCCTCGTATGCACGGAAAAAAAAGACGGGTGTAGAGAAATTGAAATCAAATTCGCTCCATCCCATCCGCCCGGCGGCAACCATCATTCCGTTGTAGTCCCAATCGCCGCCCCCTTCTTTTTTTCGCCTTCTTCGCCGTTTTGCGGCGCTTCGCCGGTGATGGCTTGCACCAACATATCCACGTAGATTTTGATACCTGCGGGGGCTAAGTCCATCCAAAGGGCAACATCGTCGGCGGTGTAGGTGTCCGGGTTTTGCACGTTGGTTGCCAGTTCCCCGGCTTGCAGGCCGTAGAAAACCACGTCGGGCAAAACGGTTGTATCCCCCTGCTGGAATGATTCAACGATTTGTCCCGGCGTGATCCCCTTTTCGGCCTTCATTTTTCGGAAAACCCAGTTTCCAAATACGATAGGGCGCTTTTTGCCGCCTAAGTTTACAGATTGTAGCATTTTGCGTTGTTGTTTTTTGATTATGCGTATTCGCCGTCAACCAATGCGCCGGTGCCGGTCAGCGAAGATGACCATGTGGCGTTATCTTCCACGCCGTCGAAATTCTCGCTGTACGATGCGCAAAGGGCCGTGCCGGACACCCAGCGGTCGCCGGAAACGCCGGAGCCCATAAGTACCGTCAATTCGGTGCGGGCCTGCATAGCCTCATGTAAGGCAAACGGGTCGTTGGTTGCGCCGGTAATCGTTTGGTCGAGCATCCCTTCGCAAGACATTGTCCAGCCTTTCATGCCGTACTTATAGGTACGGTGGCCGTCGGTGTCTTTGCAGGTTGTTTCCCGGAGGTCGCTGGTCGATTCCCAACTATTCGACGTAAGGCAGGCCACTGCGATGGGCGTAGAGCCTATGTAGATTTTAACAAGGGTGCTGTTTTGCGTAGCCATGTCTTAGTGTTTGTTTTTGTTCTTGTTTAGGGCCGCTGCGACCCGTTGCTTTATTGCTGAGGCCGAAGCCTTGTGCTTTTCGATGATTTCCAAATGCCCGGATATTGCCAGGCGTTCGGCGTCGGCG